TCGCCGAGGCTGCCACGAAACTGCAAGACGCGGTTTTCCGGGTTCGACCACTGCACCAGCCAAGCTTCGATATCCGCACCATCATAACGGCCGGCAACGATGTCGGCCTCGGTGATGCCGACATCGCTCAACGCGCCCACCGCTTCGGTGTTGTCCACTGAAAGGCCGGTCGTTTGCATCAACGCCGCCGCGGACAGGCCGGTGTCTGCGCGAAAAACCGTCCCGTCGAAAGTCAGATCACCATCGTGATCAGTGAAACCCAATTGCATCCCGTCGCGGCGGGTCAAACGCCAACACCGCGCGACCGACGTCGCACCACTTTCCAGATGCAGATCAAGCTGCGTCACAGACCCGCCACCGCTCATAGCCTGATCTCCACCACAGGAACCACCGGGACCTCGCCGGCCTGAAAACTGGCGACACTGGTTTGAATCACATCGGTATCGAAACGCACCGGCACGTCGAATTCGAAACCCGCCGTAATGGCTTCACCCGCATCTGGCGGTTCGGCGAAAGTGATCTGACCGCTGCCGTAATCGACATCGAAATCGATCCCAAACGTCTGCTCGTCGCCACCGACCCCGACCAAAACGCTGCCCTGCACAGGTTTTTTGATCGGGCGCACGTAACTGAAGCTGCCGGAGTGGTAGGATTTGTTCAGGTCGAATACCCGAGTGATCCCATCGGCCAAAGCGATCTGCTGATCTCGAAACCCAGGTTTCGCGGATGGCATGCAGCTCTTGAAATCCGACCAATCCTTCCAACGAAACCCATAAAGCTGGCCGCGCCGCGCCTCGAAAAACGCGATCAAGGTCGCGATATCGTCCAGCGACCGTAAGGAAACACCGGCATCGTATCGCCTGCGCGAATGCGCCCAGGGTGTGTTGCGCTCCTCGAAACCATTGGTCAGCGCCACAACCTCCGTGTGCCGCTCGGGACCACCGGTGGACCCGAAACTCAGGTTGGCCGGAAATCGTACGTCGTGAAATGACATCTTTCCGCCCCCTTATCGATTGCGTTGGCCGCGGGCCAAGGCCCGGCTCATTTGGGCGGCGATCTGACTCTGGCTGCGCTGGAAGCCCTGCACGTCGGGCGTGGTTATATGCATCGTCACGTTCACCGGCCGTCCGCCACCGCCCGCGGCTGCAACGCCCAGCTTACCATCCGGTCCGCGGCGCAGCGGCATGATCGCTTCGGGCCCCGCCTCGCCCATGAGCCCCACACCGCCACGCATTGGGAAAGTCGTGGGGCCAGATACGATGCCGCCTCGCGCGAACGGCGTCACGCGTCCTTGGGTGAACGCGCCGCCCTTCTCAAACGGCAGCAGCCCGCTCATCAACCCATTCACACCATTCGCCAACGCCGAGCCCAAAGCGTTTTGCACAGGCCGCATAGCCGTGTTGTAGGCCGCATCCACCATGCTCTGGGCGACACCGCGCAAGGCATCGGACAGGCGCATACCGTCGAAGACCACCCCATCGAAGGCGCGCCGCAACCCACCGCCGATCGAACGGCTCATCGAGTTGACTTCCCGCCCGGTGTAAAGCATCGCGTCTTGCATGCTGCGAAGCTCGCCCTGAAACGCGGCCGCCATGCTGGTAGCACTAGCCAGGCTCTGCTCCAGATCGGCGATCTGGTCGTCCAAGGCACCGAAATCATCCGTCAATTCGGACATCGTCCGTCTCCTTTATCGGTGTGTCGGGGAAGCGGCTGAGCAAATCCTGAAGCCGATCGCGGCCCATCGGGGCCGCTGCTGGATCGTCGCCGAGCAGCAAAAGCAACTCCGCTGGCGTAAGTGACCAAAACACTGCCGGGGTCAGCCCCAGATCACGCAGTCCTGCCCGCATCATCGCCGGCCAGTCAAATCCACCACGCCCAAGGTCGTCCTCGGCACTCATTGCGGCACCCGAAACGCGACCGCAAGCAATCGCGCCGCAACACGCGCCGCCTCCAAAGGCCCGCCCTCGATTTCCGCCGAAAGCAGGTCAGGTAGATCACCTTGCCAGCCGGCCCCGCGCAATCCGGCACAAACCAGCAAAAGCACGTCGCGCGCACGCAGGTCTTCGCCCTCGAACCGTGCCACCAGATCCGAGAGACTCTCGGCCTCCAGACGGCATTCAAGCTCGGCCAACGCACCAAGGGTCAGTTTTGCTGCGTAACGCTTACCATCGACGACCAGGCTGACCTCCCCCGCATAGGGATTGGCCATCGCTCAGATCACCGTGAAGGTCAGTTCACCTGCGGACGCCATCGACATCTCGTAGGTGGCCTCACCGTTATGGCTACCCGCGTATTCGATCGAGGTGATCTGAAACGCGCCTTGCACAATCCCGAAATTCGGGATCACGACCTGAAACGCGGGCGTCGCGCCATCGAAAAAGATCTGTCGCGCCCGCTCGTCCGTCGCGGCATCGCGGAACACGCCCGATCCGGCGATCCCGGCCGATTTGACGCCGGCACCGCCCAACAGTTCACGCCATCCACCGGCCGATTCCAGGCTGGTGACGTCAACCTGCTCCGCGTTGAAGCTCAACCGCGTCGCACGCAGGCCCGCCAGGGTCTCGAAGACCCCGTTGCCGTCCATATCCACCTTCACTAAAAGGTCCTTGCCACTTTGGGCTGCCATATCAGTCTCCAGTTCTGTCGATGGGGTGACCGCTGCGCCTCAGGGCGCACTCGTGTCGATTAGGGCGCGAAACCAGATGTCGATTTCGCGGCCGTTTGAAATCCGGCGGGCGATTGCGCGAAGAAACCGCAACTCGACCAGCCTTCCGTGGGTCAGCGTCAGATCCGCACCCACCAACGCATCGGAAATCGCCGCCGCCAGGGACTTTCCGGTTTGAAAACCGACCCCGGTGCTGACGATCTTGATCGGGAAATCGTGCAGCGCCGCCTGTCCGGTCTTGTCGGATCGGTCGCGCACGCGTTCCGGGCCCAGGCTGACATAAAGCGATGGAACCGGGCCCGGTGGCAGCGCGTCGAATATCGCCCCGCCCGACAAGGCACTGACAGCGGCATCGTCGATCATTGCATTGTAAACGGCAGCTTGAAGTGCCGCTGTCGCCGCGTAGCTCATATCCCGACCTCCTCGCTGGCAAAACATGTCAGAAAGCGGTTGCTCGGGTCGGTCTCATGCACGGCTTCGATGTCATACAGCCTGTCGCCGTCACGGAACCGCATCTCCGCGGTGGGCCGGGACGGCGAGCCAAACGGCGCGTAGCGAACCGTCACCTTCAAAGCCAGACGCGAAGCGATATCGGTCTCGCGACCGGACCCGCGCAACTCCACAGCGCCCCAAAGCGTTCCCAGCGACACCCAGAACTGTGAATAGCCGCCCGCGCCGTCAGGCAAGCGCACCGGATACTCTAGTTGCAGCTTCTTGCTCAGCTTGCCCGCATTCATGATGCCGCACCCCGCAACCGCAAGGGTCGGTGTGGTTCCAGCAATACCGAAACCGCCGCAGGCATGCCCGCCTCCAGGTCCAGGTCCTGCCCCCAATAAGCGCCGGCAAGGATCAAGACCGCCTGTCGCAAATCTCCCGGAATGGACGCCCATTGGTCCCCGAATCCCGCCGTGATCTCGATCTCGATCGAGCCGCCTTGCGACGGATTGGGCAGCGACGTGGCGGAGGCGACCAGCGCCGGCCGGTGCAGGTCCACTCGCAGGCGATAGGCCGCCGGGTCGATCAATGTCTCCGCTCCGGCCCGATTGATGATCTTAACGCTATCGATGCTTTCCACCGGGGCCAGCGGCAGGATGTGCTCCGACAGCCCATGCCACCCGGTCAACGTCAAGGCGAAACGCCGCTCGAAAAGCGCCTTGCCGATGCGTGCCTCGATGGTGGATAGCGCCGCCCGCAAACAAGCTTCGAGTTGGGCGTCCTGAACGCCATCGTCGGCGAACCCGCGCGACAGCCGTAAATGATCGGCCAGCTCGTCAACCGGCAATACCGCGCTCGAAACGGATGTCAGTTCCACCATCATCATGTTGAAAACTCCGAAGATACCTGGCGAGTGAAGGGTGGGACGGTGACCCGTCCGCGCTGCTCGAGCGGAGAGACGCGCAGCTGGATCGCACACGGTTCACCGCCCCGCCCGCCCCGCATGTGGTTTGTTTTTGCGGGGCGGGATCTGGTTCTCGTTCAAACGTCTCAGGACGTGCCGAACTTCATCAACTTGATCGCCGCGTAGTCCGATACGTCCCCGCCGACGCGCTTGGTGGCATAGAACAGGACATGCGGTTTCGCGCTGAACGGATCCCGCAGAACGCGAAGCTCGGGGCGCTCGGCGATGGTATAGCCGGCCGAAAAATCACCGAAGGCGATCGCATAGGCATCGGTGGCGATGTCTGGCATATCCTCGGCGATCAGCACCGGATAGCCCATCAGTCGCGCGGGTTCACCGGCAGCGAGCCCGTCCGACCACAAGAACCGGCCGTCGGCGTCCTTCATCTTGCGAACGGCGCCGGCGGTCTTGGAGTTCATCACGAAGGTCGCGTTGGCGCGGTAGCGGGCACCCAGCGCATAGACCAGATCGACGATCGCATCGGCGGGGTTCACGCCGTCGAAATCGCCCGCCGTGCCCGTCGCCACATAACCCAAGCTTCCCCAGGTCCAGGAGGACTCTTCGACAGTCGCCCCATTGAGGAAACCCGAGGGTTTGCCCATGCCGTCGCCGTTGATGAACGCATCAGCCTCGGCCCGAGCGAATTTGTCGGCGATGCGGCCGGCGAGCCAGCCTTCGACGTCGAAAGCCGAGTCGTCGAGCAGACGCTGCGACGCTTTGGGCATGGCCGACAATTCGTGCAGCGGGATCGAAATTCGCTCGATCTGCGGCGCGGCCGTTTCGTTGGTGTCGGCCACCTCGTCGGCCCAGCCCGCACCGGTGTCGGTGGCGTCGATGAGGACGTCGAAGGAGGTCGCATCCACCTGCACCACATTCGCGATGGACCGCAGGCTCGAAGCCGAGCGAAGCACCGATTGAATGCTCTCGGCAGTCTGAGGGTCCACGAGGTATCCGCCTTCGGCGTTGATTGCGGTATTCAGGCCCTTCTGTTCCAGGTCGAGGCCCCGCAGACCATCGTCGTCGCCACAGCGCAGATAGGCCGCCATCGCTTTCTTGTGCGGGGCACCGGTGTCGATTTCCGCCGAGAGGGCGGGACGGGCATGGGTCATGGTCTTGGTGGTCAGCATCGCGATACGCTCATCCTGCTTTTGAAGTTTCACTCGAATATCATCCTGAAAGGAATTGAATTCGCTTAAGAATCCACCGATTGAACTCTTCAGCTCAGTCAGCGGCGCTTGGGCCGCACGGGGCTGTCCCGCCGCCCCAGGTCGGGTCTCGGTCATAAAGGTCACCTCTTTTCGGATCGCTTGGGTCAGCGGGGCTCGCGCGCCGCCAGTTTGCGGCGGGCATTATCGAACACCATCGCCAGGTCTTGCAGGTCGTCGGATTTGGCCTCCACGGCCGCGCCTCCTTCGACCCGCGCTTGCGGTAGCATCGGGAAGGTCACCAACGACACTTCCCAAAGCTCCACTTCCGTCAGGAGCCGTTGCCCCTTCTCGTTCTTGCCGGCGCGCACCGTCTTGTAGCCGATGCTCAGCCCATCGATCGCCCCGGCATCAATCAGCGCTTTCGCCTCGCGCGCACGTGCCACCGTCTCCAGCAGCCGGCCCTTGACATGCAGACCGCGGGCGTCCTCACGCACCGTATCCCACACCCCGATCGGCTCGGCCGGATCATGCTGCCACAGCATTTTGACACGGTGCCCGGCGCTCGCCATATGCGCGAGGCTCTTGGCATAGGCGCCCGGCTCGACGATGTCGCCGCCCTGGTCGCAGGCACCGAAAAGGCTGGCATATCCTTCGATCACGCAGCCTTTGCGCACCGTCAGATCATCGTCGAAACGGATGAATTTCGTCTCCAAGCCCGACTGAAAATAGCTATTCATATCAGTTTCCTATCCACCGGGGTTCATTTGGATGAGTTCGTTTATGCCTTGCGCCAGGATCACGCTGACAACGCCGAAAACGGCCAACCAGAGCCGCCGCTCCAACCGCTCCAGCGCCGTTTCGATCCCTTGCAGGCGAAAGGTGAGCGCCGCCCAACGCTCTTCCTGAACCCGTTCATTGGCTTCGATGCGCGCGTTCGCGGCATCGAAGGGCGCGTAAAGATACCGCGAGCCACTTCTTTCGGTCTTTTCCGTCATTCGTCGGTCCGTTCCGGCAGGCCCAGGAGGCGCCGCTTCTCCGCATCGGTCAGGAAACTGGCCTCCGACACGCGGCGCCATTGCGCTTCACGCTCACTGGCCAGAGCCGGCACGCCATCGAGGTCGGGTTTCAATTCGACGACATCGCCGGTCAGGCCGCTGATCCACTGCGACAGCTGCGCAAAAACCTTTTGCGCCAGCGGCAGAACCGTCAGTCGGAAAAACGCCCGGTTGGCTTCGGCGTAATTGGCGTAGGTCGCGTCGCCCGGGATGCCCATCAACATCGGCGGCACGCCGAAGGCCAGGGCGATATCGCGTGCCGCCGCTTCCTTGGTTTTTTGAAACTCCATGTCCGAGGGCGAAAACCCCATGGGCTTCCAATCGAGCCCGCCCTCAAGAAGCATCGGCCGCCCGGCGTTGCGCGCGCCTTGGTGGTGGGCTTCCATCTCCGCCTGCAACCGGTCGAACTGTTCCTGGGTCATCGTGCCGCCGCCGTCGAGACCGCGATAAACGATCGCACCGGAGGGCCGGGCGGCATTGTCCAACAACGCCTTCGACCAGCGCGCCGCCGAATTATGCACATCAATAGATGTCGCGGCGGCCTGTATCGGCGCCAGACCGTAATGATCGTCTTGCGGATGAAAGGTTTTCATGTGGCATATGACATCCGGTGCGTAACGGTGTTTGCGGGCGCCCACGACATAATCGTAGGCGGCAGGCCACCCGTCGGACCCCGGCACCAGGCTCATCCGGTCCGAGCGCAATACATGCAACTCCATCGGCTGCGTGTCCTCGCCCAGCACCGCCTCCACATAGGCGTTGCCCGAAAGCAGCAGCTGAGCGAAAATCGCTTCCATAAGGTCGGCTCGGCCCTGGGCCTGGTTCGGACGTGCCAAAAGCGTCAAAGCCGGATGGCTTTCGTAGCGCCGGCTGACGTCCTGGCAAACGATCGGCAGCGCGGCCGCCGCCTCCGAGATCAGCTTTACCGCCCGAAATCCTACCGGGTTCGACTGAAACCCGTTGCGCGTCAAAGACACGCTGTCGCGCGGACTCCAAGCGACCCGACCCGCCGATCCCCAAACCGCCAGTTTGGCGCCGGCCGACGCCTTACGCTCCGGCGGCTGCGGTCGGTCTTTACGCATAAAATCCAACACCATGCGCCTTTCTCCTCAAGTGATGCATGAACAAATTGGCGCCTTACCGCACCGATCTTCGTCTTATTGGTCGCCGGCGGCCTACAGGCCGCGTAGGCTTGGTTTCAGGTTTTGCTGGACCTGCGCCAATAACCCTTCGGTCAATGCCCAGACCAACGCGTCGGTCCGGTCCGGGCTGCCGGTGCCGTCGAAGCCCCGCAGGCTCATCAGGCACATCTCATCCTCCAGCTCCTTGAAACAGCCCAGGTGCTTGACCCGGCCTTGCTCATAGAGCGCCGCCACCGGTTCGGCGCGGGCGGCCTTGCCTTTCGAGGCCCGGACCGCGCGAAAATTGATCGTCGGATCGACCTGCCGGGTGATCGTCTCCACCAGATCGCCGCCTTGGTTCACCTCCGCCACCAAACGCTCGGCGCCAAATCGGTGATAGGCGGCCACGGCGGCCTCTGCCCATTCTTGTGGACTGGCGGCTTTTACCGATCGGTCCGCCAAGACGACGGCCGACCATTGATGCGGCGGGCCGGTGCGGTCCACGGCCACCACGACGATCCCGCAATTGTCCGATCCCTCATGTCCAGTGACCGGGGGATCGACCGCAACCAGGACGCTCGCCCCTTCGGGTGCGGCCCCCACCCGCAGCGAGTCCAGCATCGTCCGCGTCCAAAGCGCATCCTCGGCCGCCTCCAACAATTCGCCGTCCAATTCCTGCCGGCCCAAACGCTGCTTGCCGAATTGCGCGCGCACCTCCTCCAGGAAACTCGGCGCCAGATAGGCGCGGTTCGCCTCCGTGGTCGCCTTCGTGACGACCGTGCTCTCGCGCGCCAAAATATCCTTCAAGACCGAAACGTTGCGCGGTGTCGTCGTCACCATCTGCTGCGGATGAGGGCCCAGCCGCAGCCCGAATTGCAACATGTCCCAAGTGGCTTGCGCGTTGGGCCATTTGGCCAATTCATCGGCCCAGGCCGCATCGAATTGCGGCCCCCTCAGCGCCTCGGGATCATGCGCGGAGAACACCCGCGCCTCCGCCCCGTTCGGCCATTGCAGGCGGCGCTCGGAGGCGATCCAGGTCGGGCGCCGATCCGGCGGAGAGCAGGCCAATATCCCGCTCTCCCCTTTGATCATCACCGCCAGGGCCTGATCGTAGGTCTCGCCGATCAGCGCGATCCGCCGGGCCCGCCCCGGATCCTGTGGCAAACCACCTTCCACCATCGACCGCACCCATTCCGAACCGGCGCGGGTTTTCCCCGCCCCGCGCCCGCCCAGAATGACCCAGGTCTTCCAATCGCCCTCTGGCGGCAATTGATGCGGCAGCGCCCAAAACTCGAACAGATAAGGCAAGGCCGCCAAGGCTTCGTCACTCAGGCTCGCCAGGAACGCCTCCACCGTCTGAGGCGGCGCGGAGGCTAGCCAGGCGGAGCCCGACTTCAGCCCGGGCCGCGTTGAGGTCGAACGCCGCACGCTCGGTCCGCCCGTATTTCTCGCTTCCTGCGTCACGCGCTTTCTCCTTCATCGCCTGGGCGAATTGGTAGGCGTTGTTCATCGCCTTGAGGCTGCCGACGAGGTCTTTCTCGCCGCTGCGCACATCTTGCCGAAGGGCATCGACGCTGCTCTCCAAGACGTCGATCGCGACTTCTAATGCTTTCAACGCATGCCGGGCGCTATCCTCTGCCTCGGCAAGGTTCTTGGTGTGGTCCGTCAAAATGTCGGTCATTAAAATGTCCCCGTGTCCGATCTTCTCCCGGGCACGAGCAGCACATGGGCCGTTCTGCGGCACCGCGGCTTCGGCGGATCGCGAAAACGAAAAAACGGCCCGTGGGATCCCCTCCCAAGGCCGTTTACCCATGTCTTCCAGCGTGCCTAAATAGATGCCATGGACCGCGCGGAGGGTCAAGAAGTTTTTTATTTACAATGCGTTAACAAGACAGCATCTGTTAACCCGGCATTAATGGCCGAACGCATCCTAGAGCCTCCCCGGCGCAGGCGATCCTCCCGACACCCCGGCCTTTGGCGGCCCCTCACAGGCACCATACGACTCCAGGATGACACCTTGCGCCAAAGCGGCTCCGCCCCTGGAAAGGAGCACGCCGCTATTGCTCGGCGGCCTCGCGTTCGGCTTCGATCTGCCGCCAGCGGGCAACATTTCTATTGTGTTCTTCGAGGGTTACCGAAAAGGCGTGTCCGCCTGTGCCATCCGCCACGAAAAAGATGTAGTCGGTGGCGTCGGGGTTCACCGCGGCCTCGATCGCGGCCCGGCCCGGGTTGGCGATCGGGGTCGGTGGCAACCCGTCGATGACATAGGTGTTCCAAGGCGTCTCGGCACGCAGCTCGCTCCGGCGCAACCCGCGGCCCAACACGCCCCGCCCCTCGGTGATGCCATAAATCACCGTCGGATCGGTCTGCAGCCGCATCCCACGGTTCAGGCGATTTACGAAGACCGAGGCCACCCACCCCCGCTCCTCGGGGACCGAGGTCTCCTTTTCGATGATCGAAGCGAGAATCAGCGCCTCCTCCGGACTGGCCAGCGGCAGCCCGTCCTGCCGATCCGCCCAGGCGTCGGCCAGAATCGCCGTCTGCGTCTCCTGCATCCGGTCCAGGATCTCCTGCCGGTCCTGGCCGCGGCGCACCTCGAACGTGTCGGGCGCCAGCATCCCCTCGGGCGGCACTTCCGCGATTTCGCCCGACAGGAAATCGGCCTGGCGCAGGCCTTCCACGATCTGCCAGGACGTCAGCCCCTCAGGCACCGAGACGCGATACACCATCGGCGTCCCACTCGCCACGAGATCGGCATAGACGTCGGGCACGCCATCCTCATAGGCGAAATCGGCCAAGGCCAGAACCTCCTCGCTGCCGGGAACCCGCTCGCGCAGACGCAACTCGCCGGTGCCTTCCAACCGCAGCACATAGGTCGCCGTGTAGCGAAACCGCGACGGCCCGCCCTCGGTCACGATCTCCAGAACTTCCTCCATCGACGCCCCGGCGGGGATCTCGTAATTCCCAAAACGCAAGGCACCGGCCATATCGGCATATTCGGTGCCCAGCCGGAAAAGCATCGCAGACCGGATCGCGCCGACCTCCGCCAAATCCTCCGACACCCGCCGCAGGCTCGCCCCCCGCGGCACCTCGAAGAAAACAGCCTCCTGCAAAGGCCCCGGCGCGCGGAACTCACGTTGACCCCAGGCGATGACGCCCGCCAACGCGATGAACGCCACGATGAGAAAACTCATCCCATTCGCCGCGACGCTTTTCCACATGACGGTTCAGACCTTCCCCATGATCAGACAGGCATTGGTGCCGCCGAACCCGAAGGAATTCGATTGCACCACGTCGATCTCGCCCGGCTGCGCGGCATTGGCACACAGGTTGATGCGGGTCTCCGCAGCCGGGGTATCGAGGTTGATCGTCGGCGGCGCGATCTGATCGCGGATCGCAAGGATCGAAAAAATCGCCTCGATCGCGCCGGCCGCACCCAAAAGATGCCCGGTGGCCGATTTCGTCGAAGACATAAGCAGATCCGCCGCATGATCGCCCATCAGCCGCTCCACCGCACCCAATTCGATCGTGTCCGCCATGGTGGAGGTGCCATGCGCGTTGACGTAATCGATGTCCGAGGGCTGCAACCCCGCCCGCTTCAGCGCCGCGCGCATCGCCCGCTCGGCACCTTCATGATCGGGCGGCGGGGCGGTGATGTGATAGGCATCCCCCGACAGGCCATAGCCCAGGATCTCGGCATAGATCGTCGCGCCCCGGGCGCGCGCGTGCTCGTATTCCTCCAACACCACGACACCCGCACCCTCGCCCATCACGAAACCGTCGCTGTCGGCATCCCAGGGCCGGGAGGCCTTTTCAGGCTCATGCGCGCGCTTCGTGGAGAGCGCCTTGCAGGCGTTGAACCCGGCGATCCCGATCCGGCAGATCGGGCTTTCGGCGCCGCCCGCCACCATCACATCCGCATCGTCCAACGCGATCAGTCGCGCCGCATCGCCGATGGCATGGGCGCCGGTCGAACAGGCGGTCACAACCGCGTGGTTCGGGCCTTTGAACCCGTATTTGATGGATACTTGCCCGGAAATCAGGTTGATCAGCGCCCCCGGCACGAAAAACGGCGACACCCGCCGTGGCCCGCGCTCGTTCAAAAGAATCGAGGTATCCGCGATCGAACTCAAACCGCCGATCCCCGACCCGATCAACACCCCGGTCCGCCACCGATCTTCGTCGGCCTGTGGCGTCCAGCCGGCATCGACGATGGCCTGTTCGGCGGCGGCCATGCCGTAAAGGATGAAATCATCGACCTTCCGCCGTTCCTTGGGCTCCATCCAGTCGTCGGGATTGAAACTCCCATCGCTGCCATCGCCCAACGGCACTTCGCAGGCATAGGTCGTGGCCAAACCCGCAGCATCGAAACGCGTGATCGGCCCCGCCCCGGACTCGCCGGCCAGCAACCGCCGCCAGGTCGTCTCGACCCCACAGCCCAGCGGGGTCACCAACCACAATCCCGTGACAACGACGCGCCGCATATGTCGAGCCCCCAATTCCGCCTGATATCCTAGGCGACCTGATACCGCGCCTGGGAACCGAGGTGCAATCCCCGGCCCCGGACACCCGCCACCGATCCCGGCAAAACCCCGCCGGAACTGAGCCACGCCGCCCCCGTCTTCTTGGCGCAAATACTCCCGCCGGAGGCACCCGCCGCCAAGCCACCTCCCGAACGCAAGACGGCCCCC